AGCCTCTGTGCAGGTTTGTGAAGGAAGGAAAGATCAGGGCATGGCCTGATGGTAGGGGGTTCAGCACCCCGTGATTGTGAAACTCTGTGCCACCGCCCTTGTACTCGTCGGTATTTAGCGGAACCACCACCGATATGTCGGCGCTCTCGTCGTGATGCCAAGCACCCTTTTGCTTGTCCTTGGGGTTGTAGTTGGCGATCTGAATGGTAGCCACGTCCCTACAGTCACGCTGCCAGATCGTGTTGATGATAGGGCCGAGTACGTTCTGCACCACAAACCACATGGTTCTATACAGCTCTGGGACGTGTTCAGCCAAAACGATCTCAGGTATCTGCCTCAGCTCATCTTCGTTGTCGTTAGCCTCAAAAGGTATTTCCTTCTCCATCAGCTTGATCTCTTCGACCAACATCTTGCAGAACTGACGGCGAAACAGTGGCACTTTGTACACGTCAGGGAACACCTTCTTGCACAACTGGGACACTGGGGTCTTGCCTAAGCGGTCAACGCCACGCCTTAGCTGATAGTCCGTAACGATAGGAACCGTCTCTTGTACGGCTTTATAGAGCGGCTGGTTGATCATCCAGTGCGACTGCATGGATAGCATATAGTTTTTTATTTCATACATTGTACAATTCTATACAATATTGTAAAATCCATCAATATTTTGCAGAGAAAGATCATGTCAGAAACTTATCATGGCCCAGAAGACGGTTACACCAAACCGAAGGAAAAGGCTCAAAAAGAGCCAAGCCCACGCAAGTCGCTTGCAATCGACGTAGAAACCTATGAGATGTTGCGCGACATTTGCGGGTCAGAACGCCGCTCACTGATTAACCAGTTGCAGCAGCTTATTGAACAGCGTCACAAAGAACTATTTGGTGGGGATTACCGTTGAAAAACATCTTCAGTAAAGGCCGTCCAGTACCCCAGACCTACCGTCCAGTCATGGAAGCCAGCGAGGTCATAGAACTGTTTGGCAGGCTTACTATGCACCAGCAGGCAGCTCTCATGCGCCTTATGAGTCGCAACCTAGTGGTGGAGCTGGATTCTGAGTCGGCTATGGGCTATGACCTCGACTACGATGTCGAGGGTGCCATGATCGTTGCAAGGCCAGCAGAACCCGAACCCTTAAACGAGTGAAGCTATCCCGCCGAGGTTGCCTCTAGTCCTCATAGCAATCTCTCTGTCTTTGTCTAAAGGAACTATGGTAGGTGACATAGCTGGATCAAACGGTGGCTTGATTGTCGGGCCTGATTTGATTGGCTCAAAGATTGACGAAACAGCCTCCTCAATAGGAGCTGCTTGAGCTACCGGCGGAGGCGTTACAACAGGTGCAGGCGCAGGCTCAACCTCTTCTTGCTTAGCCTCAAACCCTTCTATGACTTGCAACAACTTATTTCTTTCACTGTCAGACATGGCCTCAGCCTCAGCCTCGTCTTGAGGTGGCAAAGATGTCCTAATAACAGATTGAGTTGCGTCAGAAAACATTGGCGTGTTCATGCGGAATATTGTTTGGCTAACTGCGTTTGCAGCATCGCTCGCATTCCTAAGATTTTCTGAACCACTTAATATTTTTTGCGAAGCCATTCTTAACGGGATGCTTGGCGCGTTTAACATACTCGCCCTAGCGGCTGAACTCATAAGACTATAAAAAGTGCCAGAAGTGTTCAGTTTTGTTTCAGCCCAAATGGTAGGCAGTACGTTTGTTCTAAAATCCTTGATTCTAGCAATTTCATCTGGAGTAAAAAGTCTATTTATGATGTCTCTGTTATTGAAGAACACATCGTTGTAGTTGTCTACAATAGACTTTCTTGTTATCTCACCACCCTTGCCAGCAAACGCCTTGGTCATAATGCCGTCTTTCATGAGAGCTGCAAATTGCGCGTACTCATCTGGGCCTAAAGATTTTTTCAACTTATCTAAAACCACACCCACCGCTTGGTTTGGCGCAAATTTGTTTTGACCGAACAACAAGTTAGTCACTTGAACGGGCGTGTATTGGTTAGTTGAAAGCTGCTCTAAAATTCTATTTGCAGATTTTTCTTGAGGATTTCTACCAACACCTTTGCCAACCGTAGCCATGTAATCGGAATACAGGCCAGTAGCCTGCTGGAGCTGGTCAAGAACCTCTTGATCTCCTGTTATAAATCCCCGCTCTACACCATTGTAAACAGCGTCATCAAGCTTTTGTTTCATTTGGATTAGGGCAAGCTCTTCTGGAGAGCCTCTCTCCGCTTGACCAATTGCCGTTCTTAATCTTTTTTGATAGCCGTGAATGTTTTTTAAGGCTTGATCTTTGAACTTGGGGTTTTGAGCAATTTTTCTTAACTTGCGGAGTTGTTGTATTTCGCGCAATAACGGCCCATCAACTATTTGGCTTGGAGAAAGAATTGTGGGTACAACGTCCAATAACTCTTGAGTTACCTGCTGAACGCCTTCCGCTGTCATTACTGGTGAAGGGTCAGCAACTTTAACCGCTTCGTATAGCTCACCAGACTCAGTTTTTAGTCGTTGAGCTGCGCCAGAAACAAGTGTCTGAGCCTCTTCCGCTGCAACACTTGGTATGTTCCCGTATATGCCTGATGGGTTAACTATGTCTGAACCAAACTCTTGCTGAAGGGTTAAAGCATCTTGGCGTATTTCTGTAAGCTGCCTTTCATCAAAGCCTCTTATAGTGTCAGTACCCATTGATGAAGATGACACTTGCCTAAGCTCATCTTCTCGCCCTATCTGATCTGTCTGCTTGGGCGTTACGCCTTGAGGTAATTCTGCACCTCTTTGCCCCTGAGTTAACGGGTACTTTGAAGTTTGAAGCACGTTAAATGAAAATCTAGGGTAAAGCGGCTCTAATGCAGCAGCAACATTTCGCCCAGATTTGGACGCACTTCTTGCTGTAGCTTTAATGCCTGCCCCTATTCCTCTAGCAATTGGAGGTAGCATTACGTCAGCGCCAACGCCGATTGCTGTAGACAAACCAACTTGCTTACCCTGATCTCCAAGGGTTTGTTTTTTTGCCTCGTAAGTCTCTGGGGTAATTATGTTTTCACCAGCAATGGTTGCGACTTCTGTTCCGCTGTATAAACCAAGACCTCGCCCTATAGTGCTAAGCGTTGTTTTGGCTCCACCGACAAGTTTTGACGCAGGAGCATATCTTACAAACTCTCCTAAAAGCGTATTGAGATCCATGCCAGAAGCGCCCGGCTTATTGATGTAATAAGGCACATCATTCCACACGATCATCGGCAAACCATACTGGTCTGAGTATCTACCGCCGTATCTTGGGTCGCCGTCAAAAGCATCGTGAATTATTTCAGCTTTGCCAAAATCATCACGGGCCATCATTCCTTTCAAACGCACACCAAAACCTTCAAAAAAGCCGGGGGCATCCGCGCCCATATCCGTCAGCTCAGGCAAGTTAGGAAACTCAATAGGCACACCCTCACCAGTGTACGCTTGGCTAACTGCCTCTGGCGCGTCCATGATCATATCTAAAACGCTGCGGTCTGGTTGGTTTTGTTGCGCGACCACATCTTCGTCAGGCTCGCTAGATCGGCCCATCGGCGCTCCTGCGAAACCATCTGGTAAACTTTTTAACGCCATGAATTATTTACCTTTTTTAAAACCTTTAATTATGTAAACAGGCTCGTTTTCAATCAAAGTTCTTCCCTGAGCGTCTCGGTTTATAAATACGGCACCATCAGGCAAGCTATCCATCCAGTTGATTATTTCCTGTTCGTCGGAGCTGTCACCTGTAAACTTTTCAAAGATGCCCATATCAATACCTTTGATTACATCGTTAACCTGCTTGCTATTGATGTAATCTCCAGAGGTCAAAGCCTCTTCTTCTGCCCTATTGTATGCAATAGAGTTTTCGGTCATTTTCTTGTAAACATACAGCGCAATATAGTTTGCTTCTGGAGTTTTTTCCAAGTCCAAAATTGCCTGCCTATAGGCTTTAAACTCCATGTCTGAAGTAGAGCCAGAACCAACCGGCCTAATCTTTGTGGCTAGAATATTAGATATTCCAATCAATGATTCTATCTGAGCGATTGAAGGATCATCAGTGCCAAACACCTCAGTAAACAATTGTTTAACGGGGAAAGTTATTGCCGTCAATTTACCTGTTTCAGTGCCATCCTTTAGCAGCATTAGCGCCCTTTCAACTTCTGGCAGCAAGGTTATTGCTTTGTCCACATAGGTGCTGTTGTTCTTAGCAATTATCTCTAATCGTTTTTTGCTGTAGTCAGCCATGTTGGTTGATTCGCCCGTGGCTGTATTTAACATAACATTGTATACTTTATCGCCTTGAACCAATGGCCTTAGCTCGGTGTACTTGCCGCCGCTAATAATTCTTTTGCCAATCAAAGAAGGATCATTAGGAACTAACTGCTGCACCGCGCTCTCAAAGTAAGGGCTTTCTCTGGTAAGTCCCAACCCTTCAATGGTTTTTTCTGCATCAGCTCTGTTTTGATACATGGCAATAGCGCCAGCGTCAGGAACCTTCCAGCCTGTAGATGGAGCCGCTACATCTGCTAAGTTTGGCCTGTTTGCATAAATCTCAGACTCGGTGAGAAGCGGTCTTGATCCCGACTCATAAAAAACGCCGCTAACAACAATCCCTTCTGGATTGGTGACAAGCATCTCGGTGACCTTGTTGTCGGAGTTTTCTTTCGCTCTCAACAGGGCGTATTCATTCATTAAATTTCTAGCTGAGTCTTCATCTTTCTTAGCCATCTCAAAAGCTTTCATGCCAATGGCTCTGTCTTCTTGAAGCCGCTGCTCTTTGAGTGCTGCTTGCTCTTTACCAAATTGAGCCAAGCCAATGCCAGCAGATCTAAATACGCCAGCGGTAGGGTCGGCAGCAAGCATTGCGCCGCCAACAGTAGAAGCCATGTCATAAAAACTTGGCCTAGACCTAGAGCCATAAACATTTCGTAACTGGTTTTGATACTTTGCAAAGCTATCATCGAAATCAGGGATTTCTATGCCGGGTAGTTGGCTTCTTGATGCAGAACGATTAGCGCGAGCAGCTCTTTGGGCCTGCTCCATCAAATCAACAATCTCCTGCTGCTGCGAAGGCATCCCAAATTTTTCTCTATTTTTACTAAGATCAACATCTAATGCAGCTTGTACGTTTGGGTCAATAGGCGGCAACGGAGCCTTTATCCCTGCCGCACCACCACCCTCTAGGTTCTGGATCTGTTGCTCTAACTGCGCTCTTGATATAGCCATCTATCCATTACCCCCCGGCAATGTAGCCGGTTGAGCCTGCAATCGCCCTTGATTTGTGGCGTATTGCTGTGGCTGACCGTAGAAGTTACCCAACGCACCCAGTGTCGCTAATCCCGTACCAACACCCGCCTGCAATGCGCTTGGGTCTGGAGCGAAGGTTGTCTGGAACTGCGTTTGACCTGCTGGAGCCATGTTAACAAACGGCATCAATGCTTGATATTGAGCGAGCGGCGCTTGTTGAGCTTGCAGTAAGCCAGCACGTTGAGCATCTAACTCTCGCTGTCTTTGTTGCTGAGCGAAGCTACCCATGCCTTGTAGTGCATTTACGTCAGCCATGCCAGCCTGCTGAGCCTGATTACCAAGACCACTCATGAAGCTTCCATAGCCCGTCTGAGCCGCACCTAGCTGCTGCCCTGCCTGAGCTTGCTGTTGGCCTATTGAGCCGTATTGACCTGCTAGAGCGCCTGCTACGCCCATACCCTGCTGGCCTGCCGCAGATCGAGCTGCCGCGTCTTGAGTTCCGTAGCCTGACAGCGTTTGACCTAAGCCAGTGCCAGCCGCGTAGCGTTGCTGGGCTGCGCCAGCCATTGTGCTACCTAACTGTTGCTGAGCGCCAAGCTGTTGCTGCGCGGTTTGCTGAATGAGGTTTCCGTAGCCCGTGCCTGCGCCAAGTTTGGCTTGAGCCGCCTGAGACATCTGGCCTGCAACATCTCGACCTGCACCATAAGCTTGGCTAGACAATCCTGCCAAACCAGAAGATGCTGAGCGAGCTGCCTGCTTCTGGCGCTCGTCTTCGCTAATTGCTGTCTGTTGAGCTTGCTGAAAGCCTTGTGAACGCAGTGCGCCAACGCCTTGAGCCAAACCCTTACCCATTGCTTCGGCTCGCTCCGCCGCGCTTAACCGCGCTCTGGAGCCAAATGCAGACTCACCACCAGATGATACGTCACGGGCGTATTGAGCCATGTCCTGCTGAGCCAAGCCCTTTGTGGCGTCTTGAATCATTTGCTGAACAACTTTGTCTTCATATTGGTTCTGGTACTTGTCAGTACCTGCGCCAACATCGAATTCTCCAGTCGTACCTCTTAATAAGCCTTCTGACTCACCCAAGCTTCCGCGAAGCCTTTGAGCTTCGGTCATGCCCGTGCCTACGGCATCGGTAATATCTCGACCAAACTCATCAAATGTTGCACGACCTTGCTGGCGTGTGCGAGCCAAGTCTGCACCAAAACGGTCTGCGCTTGTCATGCCTTGAGCGGTTACGTCACCTAGATCGCCCCGCAGACGCTCCTCGGCAGCCATAGCTCTTCCACGGCCCTGCTGAGTTCCACCCAGCGAGTCCATGAGCGCCCTGTCTCTTTGGTCAAGCGCAAAGCGTGAACCCTCTCTAATCGCCTCTAAGCCTTGCTGCTGAGCAACCTCTTGGTTCCTAAACCCGCCACGCATCTCGTCGATGCCTAGCTGACCACGGCGCATAGCCTCGTCCATAAACGGTTGCTGCACACCCACGTTTGAGCGAGCCAACTCCATAGCCCTGATCTGATCAGGTGACATACCTGCAATTTCTGTAGGTATAACAATTGGGCGACCTTGGTCATCAAAAAATGTTCTTTCTGCCGCCTCAAACGCGCCGGGTATAAATCCGCCTTGCCCGTCCAAACCAAACAAAAGCTGTTGAGTGATGGGGTCAATGCGCTGTTCGGTCTTGGTTACACCAGAAACAAAAGGCTGTGATGTACTTCCGCCTTCTTGAAACCGCCTAACGCGAGAAAGCTGTCCGGGGGTCAATATGCTCATGCTGCTTTCTTCCTCTTTGACTTTGGCTTGTCTGCAAACTCGGCAAACAGATCCATCATTTCGTACATCAGAGCTGTGCCACCATCACGGCTTTCACCGCCATTTGGTGTCAGTGTAATGATTCCGCCATCACCTTGTGCAAGATCAAAAGCGCCTGCGCCTCTTACTGCCTGACCCGTCATCACGAACTCGCCATCACTGAGCATGGCTGGTACATCATCACTGGTTTCAGTGCCTTCGCCTGCAATACCGCCGTTCTTACGTTTAAAGTCTTCTACAGCTACGTTACCGCCTTTCTTGTAAGCCATAGGCATAACTGGGCCACCATATCTAGCTGACATGATAGCGCCACCGTATCGGGCTGCTACTGGAACCTCATCTACAGGTGTTTTTCTACCACCACTTAGTGTGGGTATTGTACCCGCTGGTAACAAACCAAACTCAACGGGGTTTGGAGCAGCGTTACCAGTACGTCGAGCAATCTCAGCTTCAATGTTATATCGACCCGTGGAACCCTCTTGAGTGAGCGGAGTTAGGGCTACGCCTCTCTTGTTCTTTGCCTCGTCATAAGCAAGCTTGCCTAGCAGACCCGCTGCCGCCATGCCGCCAAGACCGCCACCACCTCCTAGCAAACTGCCTATGCCGCCGCTGCCAGAGCCGCCACCTAAACCACCGCCTAGCAAATCGCCTAAAGCGCCAAAGTTTCCTTTGCCGTCTGCGCCACCACCACTAATTAAATTGCTAAAAAAGTTTCCGCCGCTTTGACCAGCGCCTACAGCATCCCCCACAGTTGTCATAAACGGGTTGCTTACGCCAGAAACGGCTTTGAGTATTTGTTGCGTTGACAGCCCTTGCTCGGAAAGGCCGCTAATCATTTCGGCACTAATATCTCCAGACTGCATCATTTTGTTTAATGCACCACCAGCCTGAGAATCAGTTAAAGCACCACCACCACCTAATCCACCACCAAAGAAATCACCTATCTTGCCAAAGTTTCCTACGCCGTCAGCACCGCCGCCTTTGAAAATGCTTCCTATTCCTTTGCCTAGATTGCTGAAAAAGCCGCCGCCACTGCTTGCAGCGCCACCTGCTCCGCTCGTTGCTGCACTTGCCGCTCCGCCACCTAAACTACCAATTCCACTAAGAAGCTTACCTGCGCCATAACCGCCAAGACCGCCAGAAATAGCGCCAGCCAAGCCCTTACCTGCAACCACGTTTGTTGCAGCGCCGATTGCTCCAGCGATCAAAGGCCCAACGCCGGGGATAAAGTTAGCTAATGGGCCAGCAATAGGCGCTATCTTTTTAGCAACCTTTTTTATGGCTTTACCGATCTTTTTAAAGAAACCAAACTCTTCTAAGCCAGTAGAGGGGTTTAAGCTTGCAATGCCCATCGCAACCACATGGCGCTCTGGGTCTATATCCAGCTCGTTAAATCTATTCTCTACCGCCTCCTCAAACTGAGCGTCATCAAACATCTCTGGAGGCAGAACAACTTCGCCGGGTCTTAGGTGAGCCAGAACCGTGTCATCACCACGACCCTCAGCCGCAAGCATTTGAGCCTGTTCAGCCAAGGGCGCGTTAGCGGCGTCACCGAGCCTTTCGTACATTTCGCGCTCTACAGGATCTTCAGCGGACGCTTGCAAGCCAGAAAGCTCGTCTATCGCCATGCCTAGCTCAGCATTTTGCTCGCCAGCCATCATATCTTGAGGCATCTCTTGAGGCATCTCTTGACCGCCTTCAGCCGCCATGAGTTGAGCAAGCATCTCAGGTGGTATCTCAGGTTCAACGCCGCCACCAAGGGCATACTGTTGAGGCATAGGCATCTCTTCGCCTATGAGATTCTGAATTCTGTTCTGAAGCATTTGATCCATTACGGTGTACTCACGGTTACTGACCCAACGGCTGACGTTATTCCCACGCCCGTTGGATAGGTTTGATGGCTGTATAAGTCTCTAAATCTAGTGCCATCAAAGGCTTGATGTATTTCGGTAGTAGTATTAAAGATAATACTGCCCGTTGCAAATTGAAGCTCGCTGATTTGGTCAGCGTTAAAGTGCGGAGAAATCGTTATATCCACAGCGCCAAGGTTTAACTCCAGCACTCGGATCAACCGATTAAACGTGCCTGAGTCTATCTTTTCTCCAGTTGCCAGAGGCAATCTTGTCTCAAGCAAGCGACTCACCTATCGTCTACCGCTTTGTTGCAGATCTAGCCTTGTAGAACCAACCCGCCACTTGTAACCCAACTGGTTGCCGCTGGCGTTGTCATCATCCGACTCAAACCGCAACACCACCTGCCTAGCACGGCTACGCAAGCTGTTGATTGTACTGGTTTCGGTTACCTGAGTCGTTGAGTCGGTGGTTAATGACTGACCGGGGAAGTCTCGGCGCTTGAGCACAATATTCATGGCGGGAGAGTTTGATATACCCGCCTGCTTGATAAAAGCCACGTCAGGTATGACTCTCTTAACGAAGGCAAAGTTCTCGCCGTCAGAAACGTCAAGGTCAGCAGACTCAATGAACACATTTGTCATTGGCTGAGTGTAGTCATCAAATCCCGTTTCGTGATCGAACAACAAGTTCAAGCTGTCATTGACGCCTGTAGCCATTGGCTGATCTTCAACGCCTGCGTCAAGCCATGCGTAGCGGATAAGCGAACCAATAGACCAAGTGTTCTCTTCGTAGTTGTAAATGACGTATCTGCTTATCTCACCAGTACCGTCCGTGAGGCTGGGGTAAAAGAACCACATCTCGCCAAATTCTGAGTTCAGTCCCATGTGACACTTAAACGCTTGACCAAGATCCAAGTCTTCAAAAACGTACTCTTGAACCGAGCACGGAAGCTTTTGAACTGAGCCGTTGTAGAAGTAAAAGCCAGTCTTAGAAGCGTAGTAGACGCCATTAGGCGCATTAACTGCTGCCTTTGGGCCGACCATGCCAGCGCCTTCATTGATTAGGTTTATGGCAAACGTCAATGGTGGCCCGATAAAGTTCATCGAGTACAGGCTGGTATCAGTCCAAATCAATATTTCTTGGCGAGACTTCATGCCGCCGACAATAAACGACCCGCTGGACAGTCTGACCGAGCCAGCACTGTTGGTTGCTAAAGGTTCAAACTGAAGATCGTCTTCAGATGTACTGAACGCCACAAGCATGGGGTCAATAACGCCCGTCCTAGAGCTTCCTGATATTGGGTCTGCACCAAGCACGATAAGGTGCCTATCGGTTTCGCTGGTGATTACCTGCAAGCCAACGGTAGGCACTAGGTTCGCGCCAGAAACGCCAGACAAAAGAACAGCCCTAACACTTGTTCCACTGTTTTCTAGCCAGCGGAATATGCCAGCACCGCGTGGGCAAATGATTAGGTTTTCACCAAAGTTGTCGTGAGTCCACAAGCGTAATTGGTTTACAGCAGACACTGAGCTTGCAGAACCAAAGGTGCCTGCACCCCAAGCTCCAACGCCCCAACCTGTTCCTTGAACGTAAGTGTCGAGGCCAACATTTATTTGATAGGAGCCGTCTACACCAGAACCACCATTGCCTGTATCGCTGCCGTTGGCAGTGACTGTAGCGCCAGTAGTGTCCTTTGCAGTGATTGTGTAGGTGTTCGCGGTGAGAACTAAGTCGATCTCGTATTCTTGGTTTAGCACGGCAGCAGTAACCAAACCGCCCAGTGAAACTGCGCCAGAGATTGTTACGAAATCATTATTTACTGCGCCGTGCGTAGCGTCAGTCACTGTAATGGTTGAAGAGCCATTGGTAGCGGCGAAAGTTATGCTGTTAGTAGAGGTCTTGCGAATGGGCGTAACATCATAATAAATGTCACCATCTTCGATGTAGTATTTTACCGTGGTGCCAATACCAAGGTATTTTGTTGCCGCTAGAGAGATCCAGCTATGTAGCGCACGACCCGCACCAAGAAAGGTTTGACCGCCACGCTTGTACCAGCCGCCCATTTTTTCTGCGCGGCCTTTTCTGAATCTTATTAAGTTTCCGTCAACCCAGCCGCCAGATGCGGCGTAGTCGGTTTCTTCTTTATTGATTCCCGGCTGAAATTCTACTTTGGATAGTGCCATTAGACATCTATGCCAACCGTATGATTGCGCCAGTGGCGGTTGGTGATGGGAAAACCACCGTAAAATCGCCAGCGGTAGAGGTCTTGTCACCACCAAAGTCTATTGCACAAACAGCCTTGTCAGAGTTGGTGTCATTATAGATCATGCAGCCACGGGCAGTGACTGTTGCCGTGCCAAAAGTAAGGTCGGCAAAGTCGCATACTGCGGTGGTGCCACTCAATACTGGGGTGATGTTTGTTAGCGCATTACCACCAGAGGTGTAGTTTGTGCCACTGGCTTGGCCTGTGGTCGTGAACGCCGTGGTAGCTGCGCCTAGTGTTGCGCTTGAAGTGTACAGCGCAAGCTTAAAACTGTTGCCAGATGACGCAGTAAAGTTGTGAGTACCGACAAGAACTTCTTGCTTGAAGGATGAGCAAACCGCCGAGGTAATAGCCATATCAAAGCTCCTTAATAATATTAGCCATGTCCTCATGGCCTTGTGCGCTTAACATTCCCCGTATTGTAACGCGATCTGAAGCAATTGCACTCTTAGTTCCCGCCAATATTACTTCATAAATGAAGGATCGGAAAGCCAAGGCTTGCTGCCTGACGTGCGGTTCTGCATTGGCAGACACCGATACAATCTTGTTTGTGATCTGCTCAGCCCAAAACTCAGGGTCATGGCCCTTGTTGTTTGTTGTTGAAACCATCACGTTGCCAATTTCAAAAGTTCCGTTACCTGACATGTTAGCCCTTATATGGCTCTGGAGCGCGGGGCAACTCAGCCATCTTTATATTGTATTTTTTGATCATCTCCTCGGTTTGCGAGCGAGGGCAGATGAGCCACTCATCGTCTTCTGATGACAGCGCGACCAGCGGATCTTCTAACCTGTGATACCCGTAAAGCCGCTCATGTGGTTCTACATTGTAGTCCAGCAAAGATGACCTTGGAGATACGCCTACTTTGATGCCTGCACTGATGCACTTGGATAGCCAGAACTCAACACAAGCCCTGCCAGCTTCAGCAAAGTGCAGGTTGTTTCGGTAAGAGAAATCAATGCCAAAAAGGTCTATTTGATCGACCTCAGACCACAAAGCAAAGGCTACAGTGAAGGCGACAGTGGTGTTGAAATAAGCCGTCTTGAACTCCTGCATAACCTCATGCAAAGGATATTCGACAACAGCAGGAACGCGCTCATCTAGGCCGCAGGAATAGATTGGTTTATCAAAGGTGGGGAGAACTCTACGCATAACGTCTGTTTGAGCGCCAGCGTCATCCGAATCAAGAAACCGCTCCATTGGGTCAAGAATGAAGGCTCTATCGCAGTCGAATACCGAGATGGCGGAGTTAATACACCACACCTCATCCCACTGCATACTGTTTTCAACGCCAATGACGTAGTCGATCTGAGAAGCTCCCAGACCAATAATTGCTATTTTCTTACCTTTAAGCTCTTTTATTTTTTCCAATTAAGTTACCCCTGTACGCAATAAGTCATATCTGAATTCGTCACGGGTATTTCGGCCTTCACTCAGATTCTTCATCCGAGCCATAGCTTCCTTAAACCGTGCTTCAAATTGAGCAATCACGTCAGGAGTTTCTTTCAAGAAAATAGCGCCCTCGACCAAGGTGCCGTAAAGCAGCGGGTCAGGGTGGTCTGTTGATAACAATGTTGTACCGCTATCCGCGCCAGCAGTCAGTGACGCTGGCTTGTATAGGTAGTGCAACTCAACCGTATAATTTGAATTGGGTACAGGGGCCATCTCAAACGCCGACTGGTCAAACAAGCTGTAATACTTTGGCTTGCCAGTCGTTGTCGATGTTGGGCTGTACTCCTTCAAAAAAGACGGATGCTTAAAATCCAAATAAGTGTATTTATTGTCGCTATCAATTACCGCCAATGAAAACGGAGCGTAAAAATCATTTGGCGTTGCCAAAAACCGATTACCCGAAGACGCCGCTCCAGTTACGTTCTTGCGCTGCTCAGGGAGCTGCACAGACTTAAATATGCGACTCTCAGCCTCTTGAATAAACGTATCCAACTGGCTAGTAAACGCTGTCTCTGACACCTGCAAATAATCTTGCACCGCCGTCTTCAAAGTTGAAAGAGTAAAACTCATGACGTGGTTACCTCCACAGCGCCTACATTAACTGAAAGTCCAAAAGTTTGCAAAGTTGTGCCTAATTTACCAAGGCCAGTGTTCGTGTAAACACTGAAAAAATTATTGTCGTTACCGCCAGCCGCTTGGTCTGGCCTAGAGATCTGTAAAGCCTCTGGGTCTACAGGGCTTGGCTTGGGCATAAGCTGCGGGTGCTTTGGCGACCACTGGTCAGGCCCAACAAGCAAACCGTCCCACGTCATCTTCATATCTTTTAGGCGATAGCGAAAACCTGTGATGTCACAGATTCCATACGCTCGATGGTTGGATGCAAAAGCCATTACCCTAAGTTGTATCCGCGCAGATCAGGTGCAATTCTAAACGAAACCCTGTCTTGATCTTGGCTCAGCGCCCTTTCAAACTCTTCTTCGTACAATTGCTTGAGCATAGATACTTTCTCAGGCGCTCGCTTGAGTGCCAGATAATAAGCAAGGCCAGCAGCCAAGCACGGGTAAAACCGAAAAGGTATTTGCAGGGTGTTTGCCCCAGCGTCTGCGTCATCCATGCGACTCAAGACGTTTAGATACAGCTCGTACTTGGAGCTTTGATCTGGTGCAGGCCAAACGGTGATTGTTGGGCTAATCTGCTTGTCGATTAAGTATTGATTTGGTTTGCCAGTCGTTGTCTTCGTAGAAAGGTTCGCGTACTCGCTGCGGGACATTCGGCTCAAAGGCACGTCAGTAGAAACGCCGCCAATTGTCTCTCTGATGAAAACATCAAGCACGTCAATGGTTGCAGTCGGTGTAGTTGCATCAATGGTGTACGAGGTGGTGTTTTGCACCATCGGCAAAACTTTTTGATTAATCGTCCACTGGTTTAAACCACGGTTAGACCACTCAGCCAACATCAAATTCAGCGAGCGATTTGCAGACTTCAAATCATAGCCAGTGCGAAGCTCCAAACCACAACGCTCAAATGCCTCTTCAACGTAGTCTGCTACGTCTAATTCAAAATCTTTACTTCCGCTTACCGCCATCTTTGTCACCTGCGTATAGGTTGTTGAAAACCTGATTAACGTCAAGGGTATAGTCTAAATCACTTTTCGAGTAGTGGATATGCTGTGATGGTCTAAAGTCTGGCGCACCTTCGCCCGTTTCAAACCATGCAGGATGCGTAACTCTTACCCGATTGTTTGGCAATGCCACAATATTTCCAGTCCACTTCCCAGCGTCAAGAAGCTCCAAAACATGGCTTTGTTTGTGCTGCGCTGGGTCATCTGCAATCTCGTTCTCGGAGTAATCTACAGTAAACATATACTTTGCTGGGTACATTTCGCCGTCGATCATAGCAAGCCAAGGTGTTGGTGTGGCTCGATCTAAAACATACACCGCGTGGGTGTGCGAGCTACAGTCCCAAGGTTGAGCCGCCCAAACAGGCATTGGCTCAGGCCATTCCTCAAACGGTGTATCGCCAACCAGCGCAGTAATGGGCATTCTTGCCCACATTGCACCGCCATGAACGTTTGGGGTGTCATCATCGTCGTAGGTTTCAGCGCCCGTAAAAATTAGCTGAAACGACAAACAACGCGCAGGCATTGTAGTGACAGCAATCGCCATAGCGTGAATGAACTCGCCGTGATATTGCTCATGGTTGTGCGTGTATTCCTTCCTAACCCAGCACTTGAAGTGCGGGATATTACTCTGAAGGTAAGGCACTACCTGCGACCATATAAACCGCTGTTCTTGGATGATGGCGCTGTGCTTTTTGCAGCACCGCCTTTTGCGTAGCCCTTGGTCTTCATCATGCCACCCTTGGCTGAGCCGCCTTTCTTCATGCGAGTAGGCATCATCATGCCTCTTTTGCCGCCCATTGCTCCGCCTTTCGTGCTCATCTTGCTCTTCATAATTTCACCGCCGTCTCTTGCAAATGTTTTGACGTTTGTCGGCTTCCCGCCAACGCCTTGTTTTTTAGATCTCTTTCTTTTTACTGCTGAAGCAATTTGCTCTTTGCTCATGCTAGAAGCTTTAGCCGATGGTACGCATTTCGGGTATCCGCGACTAGAGTCTTTTGCGCTGTCACGCCCACAGGCTTTAAAACCCCCGCCTTCTTTGGGCGCTGAAATATCGACCCATTTCTCTGAGCCGAACCAATCGTCTAGTCCTCGCTTCTTCTTACGCACTTGGAACTCGCGTCTTCTTGCGCTTGCTTTCCATCATAGCTCCGCAGCCACGCCCTTGAACCATAACGGTTCCGCCCATATTCATTTTCTTTGCCATACTCTTGGCGATAGCGGTGCCGCGCTTACGCTCGTAACGGCTTAGCTTGCCGTCATTATCGAGATCGCTTTTCTTTGGATCTAAGCTCACCTCGCCGCCAGTAGCGCCTTTGTATTTTCCGCCCATGCGCTTGTATTC